TTTTTATATCTACTGGATATGTACTCATAATTTAATTTCCTTAGTCGTGAGCTCCCGAAGGAGCTCACATTATTTTATTAAGTTAGGTTTCTATTTTGAAGGTATTGAACCGTCAAAACACCAGCACCGTTACCCGCTGCAACAGAATCAACAAAGATAGTGATGTCGGATGTACCCACATCTCTCCAATTGGCTTCTGTTCCAGTATAGGCTGCAGTTACTCTGTGATTTCCAACAACCGTAGCTGGTAGACCATCACAAAATAAATCAGCATTACCTTCAACACCAACGTCAAGTGTATTAGTTCCACCATCCCAAGCAGTTTGTATCAAAACATAAAAATTAATGATTTGACTGTTTGCTGGAATAATTATTCCAGTAGTTGCTTCACTGGCAGCTTCTGTAATCGCCGCTGATTGAGCGCATACTAATGTACCAACATTAGCTGATGCTCCTTCTCTTATTGTTCCGGCTTTTACTGGTCCGGAAAATGTAGTTGTACCCATAATTATATCCTCCTAGTTATTGAATCTAGTCTCTAGGCCGTCGACTATACTCGTCTAGATTCTATTTAATAATTGTATAGTGGGGAAAGTATATATAAAAAAAGGGGCGAAGTAAACACTCCGCCCCTTTTATAGATTTAAGCTTGATTAGTAGGCTTAACTTGATCCAGATGAACCAAATACACATCTAGGGTCTGAGAATCCAAAAGAATATCTCTCTCTAGCTTTGTATCTGACGTTTCCAGTATCAAAATCGCCTTCCATTGCAGTTCTTAATGGTGATCTGACAAAATGTTTAAAGCCATTAGGTGTGTCTGTAATGATAAAGAAAGCATTAGTATCATTTAAGAAATGATTTACTCTGTAGCCTTCAGGTATCATGTTCATTGCATTAATAGCGTTAATGTCATTGTCAGCAGTTCCAACTCTTAATGGAGATTTTAAGATTCTCTCAGCAGTGAATTGTAATTCTTTTGGAATTATCAATTTTCTACCTTGAATAGCGATTCTTAATCCTCTCTCATCAATGAAAGCAGCAATTTTAATAAGTGCGTCTTCTAATGAAGTCTCACTTAAGTCTGCTTGAGTTGTGAAAGTGTTCACCAGGTCAGTACCTGAAACAGTTGGGTGGGCTGTGCTGCATAAAACAACACCGTCACCACCAAGTTGAGAAGTACTGAATGCACTGTTAAGTACTTCAGCTCCTTTAACCTGTTTGGTATTAGCCATTGAACGTGCCAACGCTTTTGCGTAACGATTGCCGAGTCTGTCATAAAGATTGTCCTCGATTGCTTCCTCAGTGATAGAGAATGCTAGTGCAACTGTTTGGTGAGTGTATCTTGCAGTGAACGCTTCTTTTGCGTCATCGAAAGTCACCGATGCACCTTCAGCTTTAGTAGCTGCGCTACCAAATCCTGAAAGCATTACTTCTTCTTCGAAAGCTCTGTCAGATGTTTCTGTTTGAAATACCTCTGCAGCTTCGTTGTCGTACCTGTCGTACTCTAGTCCAAATAGTGCATTCAGACCAGGTTCTAGTTCTTTGACTAGCTGTGCTCGTGATATAGCCATATTATGCTCCTATTATGTTTGACCAACAGTACCAGACTTGTACGAATGGGCGTTTAGTACTACTAATACGTTTACTCCAGATGAAGCAGTCGTATCAGAGTTATCCGGGTCTTGCGATATATCAACAGCTTTCAAAACGAAAGTTGAAGATGAATCTGCAGTAGCGACATCAAGACTCTCTCTACCTTGACCAGATGTTGTATCACCAGTTGTCGCATTTATTTTGTAATTCGCAAATAAATGTGAAACAGTGAAAGTTGCGTCCGCGTTTACCTCGAACACCACATCTGGACCATCGATAACTTGAGCCATAATATCATTTGCAGATATCGAAGCAGGATAATAGTTTTTCCATGTCGGCTTAGACGTTGTAGGATCAGTATAGAATACTCCATTGAATACACCAACAACCGGATTATCAGTAGCACCTGCTCTTTGGATTGTTCCATTAAGCGAAGTCATTACTAAGTCACCTTGATATATCGCAGTCGCATAATTCTTTAGAATACGATATCTGTTTTGTGCACCATTGTATGGAGAACCGTCTAACTGTCTAGCAGCTCTTAAACCGAAATTTCCTGTATCGTTTGCCATGTCGTAGTCCTCTACTTAGTTAGTTAATTTACTGATAGTGATAACAAAAAAATTATTTTTTCGAACCACCACCAAAGGTCACCCTTGATTGCCTTTCAATATTGATTGGCATCTCAGGTCGCTGCTCCTTCATAAGGTCATTATCAACCGCTTTTATTTGATCGCGAGTTTTTGTCTCGAAGTACTCTTTCCGCGATTGCATAACCTCTTCCGGTATCCTTGCAAGCAAATGGCCACCAACCCCGATGATCCCTTTATGTTTTCCATCCTGAATTGTTGGGTAGTCATGTGGGCCGATTTCTTTAACTATGTCTTCGGCTCTGACAAAATCCCAACCTTCCCTTAAAGCTTTAGAGACGTTTGCTGAATCCATGAAACCCATGGTTTCTGCTCTAATCCATCTCTGAACATAGCCTGAAGGTGCAGGCGGAGCATCTAAACTTGATGGTGGAGTCCAATCTGTTTTTCTTTTAACTTTTTCACGCATCTCAGACTCGCGCGATGACGTTGTATTATTTTTTTTCATAATATCTCCTATTTAACGTATTTCGCGTATTCCTCTAGTGGCACCCCTAATTTTTTAGCTATCGCTACCTGTGA